ACAACTCCAGCAGAGGTTGCCTTTCCGTGAGGAAGGATTTAACCACATGGAGTGTGCCCTTGACACTCTTTACAAACATTTGAAACCTGTACCCGCTCCAGTTGGCAGTGATGAATTGACTAAAACGTTTCTTGATAAGTATCCTGCCACTCGCAGAGCACAAATTGCCAAGGAACTTGAAAAGGTGCAGATAATGGATGTTAGAGTGTCTGGTTTTGCTAAGATTGAGGTGATGACTGGCAAACCTGTGACTAAGCGCAAAGTGCGGTTCATCTCGGGCTTTTCAGATGGCTATCTTGCGGAAACTGGTCCGGTCTACTACCACTGGCAAAAGGAAATGATTCGACAGCACTGGTCAACAAATGTGTGGGGTAAATACACCTACACTGGTGGATTCACCACTGACCGTGTTGCTTCTTGGTTTGCCCACTTCATTGAGCGTGGATACACATTTTTGCTCCTTGATTTTGGTAAATTCGATTCACGTAATAAGTCTCAGGTGCTTCGGTACTTGTACGCTTATTACAAGCAGTGTTTTCCAGAAGAACTCTATGAAAAACTTATGGCCACGTTTAACAAACATGGCAGTACTAAGTATGGTATCAAATTTTCTGTTGAGGCCACCGTTGCTTCCGGAAGAATCGATACTAGTATGGGAAACACATTGTTGTCATTTATGTTGATCACTGCAGTCTTACATGCATTGGATCCAAGTTATGTGGATGATGCTTACATCTCCGCATTAGGTGATGACAACAACACCGCTTTGCCAGATTTCCGACACAGCATGGAAGACATTCAGGCAGCAGGAGCTCTATTTGGACATGAACTTGATGGACTTATCATTAGGCCCGGAGAGTATCATCAAATTGAGTACTGTAACCATCGATTGTGGAACGTTGCCCCTGGACGTTGGGCAATGGCACCCAAGATCGGTCGCTTATTGTCAAAGACATTTGTGGCCCATCGTCACGTCCCTGACCACCTGTTGCAGAAACATTTCAACGGGGTGATGTTGGGGTTTGAAGCCGTGCGATGGTTACCTGTCTTCCGTGCAGTGTATGATACGTGGATGGATAGACATGGTCGGACTGGTCAACGTTATTACGCTGACACTTATGATGGGAAACAGGTCCTCACGATACAGAAAGACGTGGATGACAGTATGATCTATGATCAGTTCCAGCTCATCTACGGATTTGACCCAACCTCTTTGGAGAATGATCTGACCCAGCTGTCGTATTCGCTCGGCTCTAGTTATCAAGACAGTCGTATGGACTTGATATTGAAGGCCGATGGTGTCAGCTATGATTTTGAGTTTGATGACCATGTGGCCTCTATCACTAGCCAGGTCGTGTCGTATGCCTCGGCTAAAATAGAGGATTTCATTTAAGTCCCGGGAAGACTATAAACTCGCCCTTGAAGACCATCCAATTGATGGTCGTAACGAAGGCTATTTTACTCCGGGTTTCCGACCGGCGTGCCGAGGATGTTGGGCTCCACATACGGGCTTCCCAACGCGATGTTGCATTCAGTTCTCATGGGGAGAGGAC